ATTATATTGTAGCACTAGAAGAAAATAGACCTGTAGATGAATCTGTAATTACACTTATGAAAATGTCAGTTACAGGATTGATTGGAGTTATAGGTGGATACATTGGAGGAAGTAAAAGCTAATGGCATCACCAGCATGGCAAAGAAAAGAAGGTAAATCACCTAGTGGTGGTTTAAATAAAAAAGGCGTTGCATCTTATAGAGCAGCGAATCCTGGATCAAAATTAAAAACAGCAGTTACTACTAAACCTTCTAAATTAAAAAAAGGAAGTAAAGCAGCGAACAGAAGAAAATCATTTTGTGCTAGAATGTCTGGAATGAAGAAGAGATTAACTTCTGCTAAAACTGCAAGAGATCCTAATTCAAGAATTAATAAATCATTAAGAAAATGGAACTGTTAAATAACTTTGTTTTTCGAACATCTTTAAAAAAAGAATTAGAAGAAAGACAAAAAGAAATGATAGAGCAAGCCTTAAAAAGCAGAAGACGTGACTTTTCATTTCGAGTTAAAGTAAATCATGATTATTCTAAGCTTTATGTTTTATTTTTAAAAAAATTAACTAAAATTTTTAAAAAATTTACACCAGTTTCCACTGATCATAGGTGTTATGCTTGTGTAATAGATGAAAAATTATATGATAGCAGATATCATGATCATGAGGGTAAATCTACTATTAGTGGATGCTTTTATTTAGAGTTACCTGAATCAAGTGGAGGCATTGCTTTTTTAAAAGATGAGAAAGAAACAATTATAAAACCAAATCCATTTGACCTTTTAATTTTTCCTTGTAATATATTACATAAACCACTAAAACCTAAATTCGGTGAAAGAAGGATATCTGTAAATGTTGAACTCTCTTGTGAAGAAACAGCGGAACAAATATTTAATGAAACTAATTATAAGGAACAATATGTTTGATAGATTTATGTATACAATCCTAGGTGCTATTGACAAATTTTTTGATACGTTTATACCTAGTATTTATGAGAGACTCAAAAACAATAGAATCTTTTCTTCAAAGAAAAGAAAAAGAAAATAAGCAACAAAGCTTATTTAAAAATCTTCGTAAAGAAGTAGAAACCGGTGCGAATGGCACACAAAAATATGTAATTAAGAAAGGTACAAATAAAGGTAAAATAGCTGATGTTAAGTGAAGAATTAGTAGTATTAAGTAAAGTACAAAAATATTTAAAAGAATCATATCAACAAATTGGAGATGCTATGATAGGTGGAGGCATTGACAATATGGAAAAATACAAGTATATGATGGGACAGGCACATGCCTATTTAAAAATATCACAGGAAATCTCTAACCTGCTAAAACCAAAGGAGCCAAAAAATGATACTGAAAGAGAACAAGACCTCACAAACGTCGTCCAATTCGGAGACATCAAAGACTAAATCTGCATTATTAGATAAATACGAAAAACAAAATCAAGATGCTAATAAAAAAGAAGTTGAAGGTTACGAACGTTTAAAAAATAAAGAATCAAATAAATTACCTGCACCTACTGGATGGAGAATGTTAATTCTTCCATTTAAAATGCCTGAAAAAACTAAAGGTGGATTATTTCTTGGACAAGAAACTTTAGAACGACAGCAAGTTGGATCAACTTGTGGACTTGTGTTAGCACAAGGACCTGATTGTTATAGAGATACAGAAAGATATCCTGATGGACCTTGGTGCAAAAAAGGTGATTGGGTAATTTTTGCAAGATATGCTGGATCACGAATCCAGATAGATGGTGGGGAAGTAAGACTGCTAAATGACGATGAAGTTTTAGCAACCATTGATAACCCTGAAGATATACTTCATCAATACTAACCATAGGAGAAACTATGCAAGAAGAAGAAAACAAAACAGTTGATATAGATACATCTGGTCCAGGTGCTGAAGTTGAATTAGAAGATAATTCAAAAGAAGAAAATACATCTGCAGAAGTAGAAACAAAAACTGAAACAGAAGAAACTTCAACAGAAGTTGAAGCAAAAGAAGAACAGAAAGAGGAGCCTAAAAAGGCTGATGAACAGAAAGATAAAGAATTAGAAAATTATAGTAAAGATGTACAAAGAAGAATAGCTAAACTAACAGGTAAATGGAGAGAAGCTGAGAGACAAAAAGAAGAAGCTGCAGAATTTGCAAGAGCACAAATTAAATTAAGAGAAGCAGCTGAAGCTAAAATCTCGAAACTTGAACCAGGATACCTGAAGTCTACAGAAGACAGCATTACATCAGGGATGCAAGCAGCACAAGCTAAACTTGCAGCAGCTAGAGAAGCAAATGATCTTCAAGCTGAAGCAGAAGCTTTAACTGCTATATCTGAGTATGGTTATAAAAAAGCTAAACTCGAAGAGACTAAAGTGGCTCAAGAAGAGTTTAATTCTAAAAAATCTAAAGAGGTAAAAGAACCTATCTACACAGAACGTCCGGTTCAGGCTGATCAAAACCCTGATCCAAAAGCTGAAGAATGGGCTAGTAAAAACACATGGTTTGGTAAAGATACTGCTATGACTTATACTGCCTTTGATCTTCATAAAAAGCTTACAGAAGAAGAAGGTTATGACCCTCAGTCTGATGAGTATTATCAAGAAATTGATAAGAGAATAAGACTTGAATTTCCCCAGAAATTTGCTACAAGTAATAGCAATATAGGGGAAACGACCAAACCCGTACAAACAGTAGCTTCAGCGAAGCGAAGTACAAATACTGGTCGCAAAAATACTGTGACACTCACACCGTCACAGGTAGCAATCGCTAAAAAATTAGGTGTGCCACTTAAAGAGTATGCGAAACAACTAAAAATCACGAAGGAGGTATAAGCATATGGAAGACAATACAATTAATAAGACCTCGCGTGCGAGTCAAACTAGAGAAAAAGAAACTCGAAAAAAAGTTTGGACTCCACCATCATCTTTAGATGCACCCCCTGCGCCAACAGGTTTTAGGCACAGATGGATAAGATCAGAATCTTTAGGATTCCAAGATAGTAAAAATATTTCTGGAAGACTTAGATCAGGATATGAATTAGTAAGAGCTGATGAATATCCAGATTCAGATTATCCTCAAGTCGAAGACGGCAAATACAAGGGAGTGATCGGAGTTGGTGGCCTTGTGCTGGCAAGGGTACCGGAAGAGATCGCTAAACAGCGAACAGACTATTATCAATCTATGCATGACGACAAAGTCAAGGCAGTTGATAACGATCTTATGAAGGAACAGCACCCTGACATGCCTATCAATATTGAGAGGCAGTCTCGTGTAACTTTTGGTGGTTCAAAGAAAAGTTAATTTTTTAACGATTCCTACCAACAAAGTACACTTAAACTAACAATGTCTAAGGAGGACAACTATGGCAAATAAAAACGCAGCGTTCGGTCTAAAACCGATCGGAAAAGTTGGACAGAATAGAGACAACCAAGGTTTAAGTGAATATAGTATTGCTGCTAATGACAGTACTACGATTTATTTTCAAGACCCAGTTAAAGCAACTGCGGCTGGAACTATAGATCAAGGTGCTGCTGGCGGAGCAATTTTAGGTTCCTTAAACGGTGTGTTCTACACTGACCCAACAGACAGTAAGCCAAAATGGAAGAATCATTACTCACAAGTAAATGCTTCTGACATCGTGGCATTCGTAGCAGATGATCCGTACGAAAGATTCGAGATCCAATCAAATAACACAGCTGCTTCAGCGCAGACTGATGTATTTTTGAATGCGGATATCGCATTAGGTGCGGGTGATTCAGCAAACTATGTATCAAAAGCAGTATTGAACGATTCGACTTTAGCGAACACTTCAACACTTCAATTGAGAGTAATTGCTGTTTCTAAAGATCCAGATAACAACGATTTAGGTTCAGCGAACGTAAATTTTGTTACTATGATCAACGTACATCAACTTAAATCAACTGACGGAATCTAATAGAGGAGAATAACTATGGCGATAAGTAGAGGACAACTAGTTAAAGAACTAGAACCAGGTTTGAATGCTCTATTCGGTCTGGAATATAAACGTTACGAGAATCAGCATGCTGAAATATACACTACTGAATCTTCAGACAGAGCGTTTGAAGAAGAAGTTATGTTATCAGGTTTTGCTCAAGCACAGACTAAGTCTGAAGGTGCTGGCGTGGCTTTTGACAATGCTCAAGAGACTTACACTGCTAGATACACTCACGAGACTGTAGCTTTAGCGTTTTCAATCACTGAAGAAGCGATTGAAGATAACTTGTATGACAGACTTGCTAGTAGATATACTAAAGCATTAGCTAGATCTATGGCGAACACAAAACAAGTTAAAGCTGTTAGCCCATTAATCAATGGTCTACCAGGTGTTGCAACAGGAGCTTTCACTTCTGGTGATGGTGAAAACCTATTCAGTACTTCGCACCCAACAATTGCTGGTACTGTAGCAAACACTTTAGCTACTCAAGCTGACCTTAACGAAACTTCATTGGAGCAATGTTTAATTGACATCGCTGCGATGACTGACGAAAGAGGTCTAAAAATTGCTGCTAGAGGAATGAAAATGATCATCCCTTCTGAGCTTCAATTTACAGCTGAGAGATTGATGAAGTCTCAAGGTAGAGTAGGAACAGCTGATAATGATATCAACGCAATCAATAACATGGGAATGATCCCACAAGGTTATGTGGTGAACAACTTCTTAACTGATACTGATGCGTTCTACATTACAACTGACGTGCCTAATGGTATGAAGTACTTTGTAAGAGCAGCTATTAAAACTGCTATGGAAGGTGACTTCGATACTGGAAACGTTAGATACAAAGCTAGAGAAAGATACTCTTTCGGAGTTTCTGACTATAGAGGTATCTTCGGCGTTGAAGGTGCATAATAATTAAATTATTTGAGGCGGGACACAATCCCGCCTCATTTAGAATATAGAAAGAAAAAACCATGAATAAATACTTAGTCAAAATTTTTACAAAAAAACTTCAAACTCAATTTGAAATAGAAAGCGATAAAGAGATAAATAATGCAGATGAGCTAAATAAACCTATTATTGACTTTCTAGGAAAATCTGATATAAAATGGGAACAAAATGATTTACAGTACACAAGTACTAGTAATGATTTTTATATAACCTATGAGGAGGTTAATAATGGCTCAGGACAACATGGTATTGTTCGCGAAGAAACTGAAACTCGAGTCTAAATGGAATGAGTTGTTTCTTGAAAACAAAGGACAAATAACCGCTGAGATGTCTGCTATAGGTGATGAGATCAAACAAACAATTAGATCCATCCTTAGAGCACAAGAGACACAAGTCCATACCAATCCATTAGATGGTGAAATCCATCTTTATGCTGGTTAATTAGGACTTATAAATTACTGGAATTAGTCTTTTCCTGTAGGGATCTCTTGCACTCTTTAATAATTTCGTATATAAATTTAATTACTATACAATTAATTAGAACATAGACGCGTATAGTCGACGGCCTAAAGACTATGTTCGGAAACTAGGAGGATATAATTATGGCAAACACTACTTTTTCAGGACCGGTACGATCAGAAAATGGTTTTATCGGGGGAAC